CCGTGCAACTCGGAGATATTTAGATCACCATTCCTTTACTGTGTAAAGTGCGCTACCGCCCTCTAAATGTTGTCCATTGAAATGTGTTAGCACTTCAAATTTACCCGCTTGATAGCCTATGGTTTCATAGGCTTTATTATCTATCAAAGTAACACCAGCTTTTATCTTGTGTCCTTTGTTTAGATTGATTTTATATACATCGACTTTTTGTTCATCGGTGTTAGCAACTACTGCGGTTCTATCAGATTTTTCAGTAACGGCTTTAGGTACATTAGGGTTGCTATGTGTAATATCCTGTTTTACCTGTTCTGCTGCAACTTCAACTGTAGGTGCTTGTGTGTAGTATGTCGCTATCGGTTGAGTTCTTTCCTTTTCGGAAATAACTTCCTGTGCTTCCTGTTCAGTAACATGAATCGCTTTTGACAATTCTGTAGGTGATTTAGCCTGTTCTTGTGTAATGACTACAGGCTTTTCTAACTGCTTGTGTTTGTAATGATATATCACTACACCTACAATAGCGATAAAAACGCATAGGGCAATCGCTATGGCTAGTTTGTAGTGTTCCTTGATAGTTTGTACCAACTTACTAATTAACATGGCTTACACCTCATTTAATTCATTTTGTAGCATTTCCAACGCTCTAAACTTTTCATCAGTGAAACGTTCATTCAAGCTATCATGCAATGCACTATTATTCCATGCAGTAGTCATACATACATCGTAGATGCAAGCGATGATGTCATAGTCGAAACGTTTATCATCAACGTAGGATAGATTGGGCAATTCTAAATTCAAAGCCTTTTCCATGAGTTGTAATGCATCGTGGAACATATCAACGATATTGCCTACACCATATTGTACAGTCCTACTCCATATCACATCTTTTAATGTATCTGAATGTTTATCTGCATGAAATAGATTATCTTGTAACAACTTACACGCTACATCGTAGTATTTAGCCTTAATGTAGTCATGTTGCATCTGTGCAAATCCTTGTCTATCAATCGTGCCTAGTTCTTTCCATTGGTCGATAAACTCATTACTATTGATTTCACCGCTATCAACCAACGCTCTTGCGTAGTCTGTATAAAATCCGCCTTGTCGTAACCCCCAACCTAGAAATTCATCAACGCTACCGCAATTACTAGCTAATTGATATGTACCATAAGAAATACCGCCTGCATCATTAACCCCACTTGATACACAAGCAGGGTCTCCATTACTCTCATATACTGCACTTAAACTCCCTAATTCGTTCATTTCTCCAACTCCTTTTTTTCATCAACACTACCCCCATGATTCATATATTGGGAACGCTTAACTCCACCAGTAGCACCGATATAACCGCCCAATACACCAACTATCACGCTTGCCAAATCCTTTTGTTCAAGATAGATAGTCATGATTAACGCACTAGCCAAGGCAATTAGCGTTATCGTATCTTCATAGTTAATCTTCATTTAATCGCTTCCTTTACGGATTTAACGAAATCAATCACTTGTTTAAACAATCCTATTGCACGTTTAAACCACCTCGTTTCTACTAATTCGAGTTCTATCATGTTCTCTACGCACGATGCCAATTCGATAAATATAGGTATCAAATATAGCAATGTGCATAGAAATACATCTACACGGCCCAATACAGGTACTACTACATCTGGCAAGGTGAGTAGAATAAACGCTAACAAAAAAAGCCACGGATAGGATTTAACTAATTTCTTGGTCATATCCGCTCGTAGCTTTCCACTTACTAAAAATCGTTTAGGTTTTCCGTCAATTTCTACTACCGCCCAACCTCTCCATAGAATAGCTAGAATAGTATTTTTGATTGTAACTTCTCTCTTTGTTGCCAGATTGTAATTTCTAGCTTCAACCAACACTCGTAATATTGTATCTATAAACACAAGAATAACTGTTGTGAATATAGCCAATGATATGCGTACCGCCTCACTCATATTGAACACCTCGTTAAATATTGGAATAAAGATTTCTATCATACTAATCCCCCTGTTAAATTCTTGTTATAGATACAGCTCTTTTACCATAAATTTTTCCATTGAATATCACATCACTACCACGTGTTATCATCATATTCATTTGGCTTTTATCGTAGTCCGTAGATAGAATGGTGGTTACTTTATAAAAGTTAGCTGTTGATATACTGATTTGTTTTTCAAAAATAGAGATATGATAATTTCCGACTGGAAAATACACATCTAGCGAGTGTTGCCCACGTTCTTTATATGGAAAGATTTTTTCAGAAAAATAAACAGGATCTTTTTGCACATAGAATTTCTGATTGTATTTTCTTATAATCAACTTAGTAGCATTACTCCCCAATCGTGCATACTGTTTTTTGCCACCATTAGATATAGTTAGATAATCATTACCGCCAATATCTCGTGCATCATCGGTCAATCCAAATTCCTCTGATTGACCTTTAATATTTACTACTAACTTAGCCATCTATGTACACCTCGTTTGTTCCGTTCGCGCTCCATAACTGTAATCTACTATTTAACGATGTTTGCGTTCTCCCCCAACTTCCCCATCTGTCAGCCATGAAAATACGATGATAGGTTTCACCATTTAGCGTATGTAGTGTATGGTCGATTAGTTTACCATCTCCAAAGTTAAATACAATTAGCATACCTTGCTTATGCGAACGTGGTGGATTATTAGCACCGCCATCAAAATTGATTTCGTAGCACCCTTGCGTTGTGAGTGTATTCCAATCTGTTGCGGTATCTAATTTAGAGTATGGAAAACCAAATGAGCCTGCATCATCTTTTTTAACAAATACTTCATCAGCTTTAGCCTTGCTATAAATCGCCTTGTCATAATGTTTAGTAGTTAATACTGTGCTGCTATCTGTGCCGTCATAGTGTTTCAATGTAGTACCAGTCAAATATACAGGAACGCTAGGGTCTCCCAATTCCACCGCATCAGATGTAGATACTTTACCAATACGCACACCATGTCCATCGGTCTTTTTACCCTCTAGCAATATATTATTGTTGAGTACAATCGCACCGCTTACATTACCGCCTGTGAGTTTTAAGTAATCTAGGCTTGCCAATCGAGCCGTATTGATTGAGTTTTGATAATCTCGGTTTGGATTGCCTACATAAATATCGACTTGATGCCGTTTACTAGGCTTTTCTGTTAGCACCGCAAAATAGAATTTGCCATTGCAATATGCTATATCTTCAATTTCAGTAGTTCTATTGATTTCGATAATCTGTTTAACTGTGCCAAATGGTGTACATTCTACCAAACTACCAAGCGTTGCGCTCATAATACAGCCATTAAGCATCAATGCCCCATTATTGTTAAAGTCATCATATTGGTAATCAATTTGATAGGTTTTCATTTTTTGGAAATCATCATTGTAAAAGTTAACTTCACGCAATCGTTGTTGACCGCTAATTGGTACGATGCTTACATAAGTTCGTGTGATAGGATCATATCCGATATTAAATACACGCTCGTTCAATGTGATAGTCTTTTCAAATGCCATTGTGTCAGCATTAAATACAGATAAGTTATTACCATTCTTCAATCCATTGGCAAGGTAAATTTTGTTCGTATATTTGTTGTAGCACATAGTGTTACAATGGCCCATTTTGTCAGGGTCGCTAAACTTATATGTGCCTACGATTTCAAATGTATCTGGATTGAGTTCATACAAGTTTTGTTTTGTACCATCGCCATTAATGCATGCTAACACAAACACATTCTTTTTATCGTTATAGGTAAATCCTTGACATTGGTTAACCTCATCACCATATTGGATGTTTTTAACAAAGGCGATGTTGGATGCACCTTTTAACATTGGTGTTTCAGTAGGATAGAACGGCTTGATATTGCTATATGTTCCCATATCCATAACACTATCAACAGTATCAAACGAAACATGTTCATTCACTTTGTAGATGCCATTAGGGATTAACAATATTTTGTTTTTCAAATTATCATTAGCACGTTTGAATGCTGCCGTATCATCGGCTACACCATCACCAACTGCCCCAAAGTCTTTAACAGATACGATGCCATATAGGCTATCTTTAGGAATAAACTTTGTATCTGCTTCGGTCTTGGTAATCAATCCACCGCCATTAGGCAAGGCGATTTGTTCCGCTTTACTAGCTGCGACTTCTGCACGTTTCGCCGCGTCTGTTGCTTTAATTGCGTTACTTGCGATTGATGTTTGTTTATTGTCGATGTCGGTTTTTAAAGTTCGTGCTTGGCTCACCAACTCATTAATATCACGCTTATCAACTGTGGTTTGTCCTGCATATGCTTTTGCATCTGCCACTAGCTTTTCTGCTTTTACTACATTAGCACTCGATGTATCAAGTGCGGTATTGCTAGTCGCTAGTTTATCATCGACCGTACGGCTTAATTCTGTTATTTCACCGCCTAATGTCTTTATCGTTTCTGCATTAGCGTTAATAGTATCACTTTCTGCTTTGATTTTTTCATATGCATCAATAGCATCATTTGCTGCCTTTGTTGATGTATCTACAATCTTACGAGCAACTGTTGTTGCATCCTCATCACTACCTACACGGATTAATAAGGCTCGGTTCATTTTCTCCTGCATTTCTTGCAAAATCAATGTAACCTTATCTGTCATGTGTTCGATATTTTGGAAAGGGTACTCATCAGGTAAATCTGTATCTTGTTTAATTGGCGTTCTACGTTCAAGAATAATCTTGTGCGTATTGTCTAATGGATCACCATCAGCAGGATATGTTAAAGTTTTGTTTTCTTTGTCATAATCGATATTGCCTGTTTGTACACTTTCTGTGCCGTCTGCATCCACCATGATTAAGGCTATATCTTCAATCATGTAAAAGTCATACGGCCATATCCATTTCTTGTTCGCTCCATCACATTGATAAACTACACTAGGTTTATTGACCTCTGGTATCATATTTGTTCCCCTTTCTAATTAAACAGGACTACCCATAATTGAGTAGTCCTTATTTATTAATGTTTATCTTTTTTAGATTTTTTATCTTTCAATCGTCTATCAAACATGATAGCCATAATGACATCTTCTAGTTTTGCATCCGTGTCCGTTAGTGCAAATTTAGCTAATGTCCATAGTCCATCTGTTACAGTATCACTGAACCCTGTAATTCGGTTAGATACTTGTGATAGGCTTCTACCTACATCCATAGCACCTTTATTAGGCGATACAATTGCACTGCCTACATCATATAGTTTTTCAACGATTGATGCAGCCATTACTGTATTCCCTTTATTGAACACCTTTTCACCTAGAATGTATTTCATAGCCATGTTGGAAATATCACGCACAATAGGTACACCCATAGTAGCTTGTGATACTAATTCTTCCCCAAAGGATTTCGCCAAATCTTCAGGGTTATCATCATCTCCATTTGTCATGGCTTTGTATACCATCATGCCTAGTGCTTGTGCGGTCAAAGTCCACCATAGCATACGCACGAATTGTCCATAGTTGCCTTGGTCTTTCCGTGCATAGTTACCCTCAGCAATGATATTGTACAAAGTGTTAGCGTAGGAATAGAACGGTACAAATAGTTGAGTGAGTGCATTTCTTGAACGTTGGATGCCTGCACTGTCTTTTGTATCGCCGCTACCGAATATATCTCTTACGGCTCTATCGCCAGCACTAATAGCTTCCTGTTCTACAAATTCTGCCGTTACTCCCTCAACGCTTTGTAACTCTAGTACTTTCTTATCGTATGCAAATTTCCATACAGGAATAGACAAGGCAAAATCAGTTTCTGTTAACAGTCTAAATCCCATTCGGTTAATATCATCACGGATATTAGCTAATTGTTCAGCCTTATAACCACCAACATTTGTATCACCTATGCGTAAGCCTTTACCATCAATGGATAAGCCTTGCTTCAAATCCTTATCTAGTGTTTGAACACGCTCCCTCATAAAGATTGATTGAGATAAAACAAAATCACGTGTTGCGTTGTACTTGGCTGTACCTACACCATAGAACCCAATACCTGCATCACTAATTGCTTTGAGTGTATTTCCTACACCGATACGATACATGGCAACAGGAATGTTCAACGCATTTTGTAAAGCTACTGATACACGGCCAGCCATAACTGCGGTAGAGGTATTTTTCTTGAGTGTCATAACCAATCTACCCCATGCATCGAGTTTTGCTGCTTCATCTTTCCAGTTATCCCTAACCCATGTACGCAAGAATTGGTAGGTTTCCATTCCGAATTTATCAACGATGTACTCTTGAAATCTGCTATTGCCTACTAGCTTATTCACATCCGTTACCGCTTTACGCATGGTTACGTGGTTGATAGCTTCCGTGATAGCGTTAGGGATTACATCAAAATCAAGCATTAAGGATTTACCCTTAACTACATCCAATCGTGATTTAGTAGCGCCCATACCTGTACCAAAGATTGCATTACTAGCAATCATCGTTTTGGCTATATCCTCTGTTTGGAAATCGGATACTTTAGCACTTACTTTAGGATTGTACACAATAGGGAAATATTGGCCTTGTATTTCTCTACCGCCAATTGTGAATGTAATACCTTTTTCTTTCTTCAAAGGGTTACCATACAATTCCTCTTGTACCTTACTACGCTCTTCGTAGAATGAATTGATATGTTCCCATGTACGAATTACAAATTCCCAGTCCTTATCGGTCATGTATTCTTGGAATGCTCTCTCCATTTCTACTTCATTACTTTGGATAGTTTCTAATGCACGTTGTCTATTCTTCTCTGTTCCCCAGTTTAAGGCAAGCATGATAATTTGCTCTTTGGTAACATTGCGTAATTCGCCTACATTATAGAGGTGATCATTGCGAACATCAAATAGTTGTTTCTTGGAATATACAGCACTTACATCTTTTGCTAATCTACGCATTGCAATTTCTTTGTACTCATTGAATTTTTGAGTAGCTTTATTAATTGGCTCATAAATATATCTAACTGCAGGGCCATTTTTTCCGCCATCTAATCTGCGTAAGAATGTTTCTGCTTTTAGCAATGCTAAATGGAAATCGTTTATTTTGTCAGATAATGCATCAACTTTATTGCGATTATTTAGTTCGTTAAATACGTTTCCGTTATCTCTACCGAATGTTTCAGCTGCCTTATCAATGATTTGGAATATAGCTTCATCAATTGTAACGTTATTCCCCTTTTCATCGATTAGTGTACTTCCCTCATATTGAGTTCTACCGCTCTTGTACATACCTGTCATGAGTTCCTCTAACTGTTCGAGTTCGCTCATTTTAAGAGTACTAAACGTTCTAGGTGATTTAGCATCGAACATTTCGTATATCCATGGTTCAAGTTGTACAGTCGCTTCCTTATCGCCCATAATGTCAGCATCTGCATCGAGTGCTTTAATCACGGCCATCATGTCAAAACCATTAACAGGCTTTAAGCCATCGTACTTAGTCAATCCCATTTGGTATGCCATGTGTGTATAGAAATAACGCATATTAGGCTCAACCATGATAGGGTTTTGACTACGTGTCATGCGGTTCAATTGGTCTAACAATTTAACACGCATTTTCTTAATAGCTTTTGAATTTTCAAACGCTACTCTTGCCCTTGCTTGGTTTAGCATTTGTGATTGTTTAGCATGTAATGCTTCATCTACTTTACCAGTAGCTAATGCACTATCTGCTTTCTTACCATCTCGTACTGCTTGATTTTGGTATTTCTTGTACTGGCTAGCTTGAGATAATGTCAAATCGCCTAACTCTCTTTTAGCACGTTCCATATATTTCGGAATAGTACCAAATCCACTATCACGAATTGCACGAACCGCATTAATACGCTCTTGCAACGCATCCCTTAGCTTTTCAATTCGCTCTTCATTAGATAATACTTTATTATCCATGCGTTCTTGCATGCGCTCTTGCAAGCGTTCTTTTTGCTCTAGCACTTTATCAAGTCTATTCGTGATCGCTGTTAAGCGTTTAGATAATTCGTTATTTTTATCTTTCAAATCAAGTTCACGTTCTCTAGCTTGTTCTTGTATTTGCTCCTGTTGTGCTTTTAGGTTATCGATTTCATCATTGGCTTTATCTAATTCTTTTGAAACACTTCCTAACTCTTTATCAACTTTGGCTTTATCTTTTCGCAATGCTTGTTCTGTTGTGAGTTCTTTTTCAATCGGTGCTAGTTCTGCATCTAGATTTTCACTATTTACATCTAGTTTTTGCAACTTATCCAATAATACCCAGTTTTTAGCTAGTTCCTTATTGGTATGTGCCTTAATCAAGCGTGCTTCCTCTTGAGTAAGTTCCATTTGTCCTTGATTGGATAGTAACATTTCTTCGGCTATTTCTTGGTTAGATTTGCCTGCGTTTGGATCATTAACAAACTCATTTCTAGCGTTTTCCATTTCCTGTGCTACTGCTTCATCGTAAGTACTGCCAGCTTCCTCACGTTCCGCCTTTTCTAATCCCTCAATAGTTCTATATTGAGTATTTTCCAATGCACCATCACCCAATGCCATGTATCGTTGATGTTCTTTATAGATAGGATATTCTTCGATTAAACGCTTTTCGATTGCAACCTGCACATCGTCTTTTACATCTTCCCATTCTTTAATAGGTCGATTGTCTAATTCTTTCATGTACTTACGCATTACACGTTCTTTTGCTTTTTCTTTAATATCAGCAATGTACCCTTGCACTCGTGCCTGTTCGGTTTCGCTCAACTGTTGATACAATTTTGTATTCTCAAATTGTTCTAATGCTTGCTCATGTGCGTAGTTTTCAATGTCATCTTGTGTAGCTATCATGCGTGCCATTATATCCTTAATGTCAGATGGTACTTCACCGCCCAATCGTTGAACACTACGATAAATACGAGTTAGCCATTTAGAGAATTGACGGAATACTCGTTGTAATCCTTTTGTTGGTGCTTCGCCACTTCGTAAGTAGCTTTCCCAACCTCGTGCAAATTTCTCATGTGCTTTGGTGTTATCTACATTTTCGCCATCAACCCAACCACTCCACTCTTTGAGTGCGTTCCAATCATCAAGTAATTGTTTAGGTGCATTGTCCATAGATGCTAGTTTTTGAATATCATCAAAGAACACATGCCCCATTTCGTGTAAGAATGTACTTCTATCTGCGGTTTTAAAAATACTAATGATACGTTCGCCATCACTCATGATTTCTGTCATACCATTAACAGATTGGTTGTACTTTTCAATGACTTTGATTGCTTTATCATCGAATACTACATAGCATCGTCCGTCTCGGTTACCATCGTAGTAGATGCCTTTTATACCGATACTATTTAAAAATTCACTAGCCTTTTTAGCATTTTTCACGTTATGAAAATTAAAATGTTCATCATTACTAAGTGCATGAGATAAAAACGAATACAATTGTTTACCATCAATATTTGTTTTTTCTAATGCACCATATAGATCAGTCTTAACATTCGAGATAGCTTTTTCTTCACGTTCTCGTTCTAACTGTTTTTCTTTCTCATATTGTGGATATAAATCATATCTAAACTTTTTATACACGGCTTCCAATAAAACTTCATTACCAGCTATGGTATCAATATTTTCATCTATACCTACCGACTTCAAAAATCTATCAACATTTCTTTTTTGAATTTTATTGATGTCATTTATTGTTTTATTTTTATTGTGAAGTTCAGATATTATATACCCAATATCCATAAATTGTATGTATTTATTTATCCGTTCATCACCAATAATAGCCCCTTTGTGATATTTAATTAATAGACTTGTAAAACGTTCCAGTTGTTCTTCTGACATTTTATGTAATCCATTTTTCAAGCTATCTTTTACATATCGGCCGTATCCAGAAATGGGGTATTGCTCTGGTAGTAACTCTGTTTCATTTGGTATTTCAACTTTAAATAGGCTGCTTTTGTTAGAACCTTGTAATTTACTCAATACATCTTTATATTGCTTAGATACTTTCTTATCTTTAGCAAAATACAAACCCCAACCATGTGCTTGATTACCCTCACCAGTACCAATAGCACCTAAATCAAATGTGTCAAAATCATGTGGTGAACCATGCCATGCGGATTGGTAGTACTGATAATTATGTTTCTTTCGGAGCTTGTCTAAATCATTTTCGTTTGGTATACTATTAATAATATTAGACCAACTAACACTCATTTGTCCGCTTGATTGGACGTTATTGACTGTTAGTTGGTTTATTTTTTTTGTATTAACATATAACAAATCGCCATTATTTATCGCATTAGAGTACCATGTAGTATTAACTCTAGGGAATATACTTTTAACCCTAGTTTGATAGCTATTTCTTCCGCTTTGAACATCAAAAACCAATGGCACATGAACAAGGTTATTTTGCGTATCTCTTAATTCAACAACGGCAATAATCTCACCTTTTACCGATGCATTAGCAACAGGGTCAAAGTTTTTGAATATTGCAATCGGATTAGATAACGCACCCGGTAACTGTTTCATAACATTTAAGTCAAACTTATGTGCATGCTTAGTGGCAAATACTTTATTAAGCATTTTCGTTGTTATATAAACATCACCAGTTGTAAATTTGTAGTCAGGATCTTTAATTGTGCTAAACACTAAAGGTGCTGACATTATTTTATTTACACCTTGTTTAAGCGTTCCGTTTTGTAAATCGTTTAATATTTTCCCCCATTGAGTTATATCGGCTTGTAATTTTTGATGCATTGCCAATTGTTGTGCATACCCTTTTTGGTTTTCTAAAACCGCATTCATTTTGATACGCACGCTATCATGGAAATAATCCATAGCGGTATAACCGCCTTTGCCCTTTTGTCGCATATATTGTGCCATTACATCAGCATGTTGTGCCATTAACAACGCATTAGCTTTTGCCGTTTCACGTTGTTTTCTATCGGTGCTTTCACCAATCGCTTTAACTACTTTGTTATATACTTCATAGCCGCTCTTGGATAATTGCATCCGTAACGCTATATCGTTATCCGCTAATGTGAAAATCTTATCGTGCAATCGTTCAAGGCTTTCAATTTGTTGTAGGGTATGTTCCATATCAGCATGATGGATATTGCTTTGGTTAAGTGCTTCCGCATTATCAGCGAATGCAGTTTGTGCTTTTGCTACGCTTGAATGGTACGCTGCACGTCTACGTTCTGCATTCGTTCGTGGTGCTTTACCACCATTGTTAGCCTTATAATCAGTCAACCATTGTGGCTCTACCCCGCTTGCAGTTGCTTCCTTAATATCAGTATCCATATTGTCAAAGTCGCTTGCGTAATTTTCACGATACTCTTGCACTAGGTTTTTGTACAAGTTATTGTATGCTTGTTTAACCTGTGTAGGATTAGAGAATACTTGGTCTAGTACTTCACGATCTACATCGCTTGCATCTTCAAATTCATCACGAATAATACTTTCTTTAACTCGTTCTGCTTTCTTTTCGGTAGCATCAACTAGGTTATTATTAAAGGCTTCTACTTCCGCTTTTGCACGTTCTAGCGTTTTCATACTCATACCGCCACGAGTAAAGTATGTACTTTCTTCTAGTGCCTTTACAGTTTCTTCCGTTAAGCCGCCGCTTAATTGTGCATACTTCCCAATTGGTACAGGAATATCTGCGTTAGCTTCAATACTTTTCGATACTTCCTCTTGCGTTACCAAACCGCTATCAATCATATTCTTAATAGCTTGTTGACCTTGCTCTGTTTCTGCCATTTCATTGACATTCACATATGCAGTAGATACGCCTACATTATCGCCCTGTGCTTGTACGATTTTTCCGTATAACTCAGGGTTTTCTTTTGCCATTTTGTTTGATACTGCATCTTGTTTCAAGGCTTGCATGATAGCATTACCATTTCGATTTTGCTCGGCCATTACGGATTGTTGCTGTTGTTCTGGTGTTAACTTTTGAAATTCGTGGAACGCTTTCATGGTGTGGATACCACTCACACCGCCACCAATTGCACCTAAACCAATTACAGCTGGTAATGCTTGTAGCATTGCACCGCCTGCACCTACTGCCATATCACCTATGGAATATACTCCCTCTGGGTCATTATCATTGCGATATAGGTTATGTTGGAATTTTTCGTTGATGTCTTGCAAGCCCTCTTCAACTAATTCAGAACCGCCAGCTTTAACATTAGCTTTCATCATCTGTGCAACTGTTGTGCCAATACCACGGCTAAATGTTTGTGCTGCATCACTTGTAGCATTTTGTATAGCTTTCGCCATTGTAGATTTAGGCGCAACAGATGATAAGGCTTTACCAAACACTTTGAATGATGCAAATTCGATCCCTGCATCAACTGCAGCAAATGACATTGCATACTTTCTAGCTTCATCATCTGTATATACTCTGTTGCCTTGCGCGTCTCGTTTGTTGATGAGTTCAATGTATTTTGTGCCAAATGACATTTGGTACATTTGCTCACCCATACCAACTTGAACACCTGTGCTTAAACCAATTAATGCACCCGGAATAATACCCTCACCACCGACTGGAGCGGTAGCAATAGCACCAGTTGTTGCACCTAGTGCCATACCCTCGGCTGCACGATTAGAACCCATAATGGCTTGTGCTGCCATCATATACCCTTGACTAGCAGTAGCACCGACTACTTGTTGTAACACATCTGTTCCGTCTGTTTGTCTATACTGTTTTAAGTTAGATTGCAAGCGTTCCATCTCTTTTGTTAAATCTTCGATTTCAGATTTATCAGTAGTTTGAGATAACTTCCAACCAACTTGCCCTAATTTAATCTGATCATTCATCGACCAAATACCTTGTTGCACCGCATCAAATACACCTCGTGTATTATTAACTGCTTCAAGGTTTTGTAACGTAGTAATCGCTTCTGCTGAGTTTTTATAATTAACCTTTTCAAGTTCCGGATACATTTCACGCACTTCTTGAATGGTTCTACCACGTTCAATTTGTGCTGCAGCTGCTTCTGCTCGTCTGATACCCTCTTGTCCACTAGCCATGATAAGGTCCGCACTAATACCTAGTTTTTCACCACTATCAAGTGCTGATTGCGCCCAATCCGCTTTATTCCATAAATAGATTTGTTCCGCACGATGCATTGCCGGTTGTAATATTTCACTAGCTTTGTTTACAAAGTTTTCGCTTTGTTGCGGTGTAACATCAGTTTGTGCCAATGCGTTCATTGCATCCGTATCGACTGTTGCCTTGCTAGGGTCTTTTGTTACCCATGCACCTACACTATTTGCCGCACTACTGATAGCTTTACCATATGAATTATCTGTTGTTTCTTGTTGTACCGCACCATCAAACGTAGTATGCGCCTTTGATTTTATCGCAAACGTTCCGTTTGTCGCTTGTTCCGGTGTAATTATATAATCACTCATTATTGCCCTAACCTTTCAGCTAATTCTTCCGGTGTTATCGTGTGTTCTTGACCGCTGCTATCTTTATATACATAATATGGCTCACCATCATCACCAGTAGTATTGTATAATCCATACATACCATTGGCTGCTAATTGTGCATTGGTATATGTAACGGCTGCGCCTTTACCACCAAAGAAATTAGACATTCTACCTGCGCCCCAGAATTCACCTGTTTTAGTAGATGCTATGGCTTGTTGAGATACTGCATCTGCTCCCCATTCTGCCATTTGTGCAGGTGATGGGTCAGTGCCATATTTATTTCTGTATTCTTGTACTTTAGGATATACTGCGGTTGCCACACCTTGATACTCAACCCCATCAATCTTTCTGCCTGCTATACTTTCGATTGTGCTTTTCATACCTTTCATATTAGGTGCAAAATCGCCAGTACCATTAGCATATGATGCGTAATAATCATCAATTTGTTTCAATTGAACAGGTGTGAAATACACTCCCATTTCACCAAGAAAATTTGTTAATTCGCCTTGTGATTTGAATTGTCCATTAGCAATTGCAGCCTTAACACCAAGCACATTATTTTCATTTGCTTTCATTGCGTTTTGTGCTGCTTTATTTACGCTCAACTGCATTCTATTTAAATTATCCTGTTCCGCTCTAGCGTATTCAGAATGTGTTGCTGCGTAGTCTTGTTTAACTTTCAACACATCAGCTTCTGTGCCACCATTAGCTACAACTGCCGCTACCTTTTCTGCTACTTCTGCACGTTGATTTTCAACAGTTTGTGCTTCTTTTCTGCGTAGGTTTTGAATACGTGTAGCCACATTACGTTGAATTAATTCTTTACGTTGTTGTGCCTGTGCAGCCGTTTCTTCCTGTGGCTGTCCGCCATTAAATAGTCTAGCTTTAACCTCTTGCATGTATTGCCTAATACTAGGCTCATCGCCATTGCCCTGTGGTGCATCCCATGAGTAATGATTGCCGTTTCCATCAATCGCATCAGGTGCGCCATCTTTCCAACGTTGTCCATTTACAGGGCCAGCATACCACGCAACGAACGCACCCTCTACACCATATTTCTGTGCATATTCGCCAAGTTTAAATGCAGCCACTTTCTTTTGTGCTTCTGGGTCTGACATATCAGCACCCGGTATACCCGCTTGTGCGCTCCACTCCGGCCAGTTATCCGGTAAGATTTGGAATAAACCATATGCACCTGTACGTGCATTCACCGCTCCAGCATCTCCACCACTTTCTTGACCCATAACAGCTGCTTTTAAGTTTTCGACTGTTGGCTCACCTATAGCACCTGCAACTTTACCAAACCCTTTATCAAAAAGTGCTTGTGTAACCTTATCTAGCAAGTTCGGATCGTGAAGGTCAAATTGTCCGATTGCTTCATCAATTGCTGCATCATCAGATGTAGCCAATACAACAGATGCTTTCTTAACCTTTTGTCTGTAACCCATAATTTTATCTTCATCAATTAAGCCAGATGATGCGGCTGCATTAATCATTTTATTCGCGCCATCTAAATCATCATCAGCTATTTTCTTTTCAATCATGGTAACTGCAGTATTCTGTTGTGCTTTTTTAACTTGTACATCAATTGTGTTTTCATCGTAACCAAGATTGGTTAATTGCGCTTTGATGCTACCGCTCAATTGATGCATAGTCTGTTCAAATGCATCTGGGCTACCATTTACAACACCATTGTTAGCGATACTTTGTACATTCAAATCAAGCGCCTTTAATGCACTATCCTCGTACTGACCTCTAACATATTTGTTGATATTGTTAATGGTATTTGTCTTATCAGTATCTACAATTTTGTTAAAAGCATTAATACTATCTTTTAATTTGAAATTGTATTTATCAGCGATTTGTTTATTCAATTCCTGTACTTTGAGTTGATAATCAACAGGGATGCTTAATGCGTTTTCGCCTTTTCTGTTCATAGCGCCGTTATCAGGGTTATACATCCAATCGTTCATAGCAGCGTTAAATTCGTTTGTAGCATTAACTACATCAGTCATTTCTTTTTGCTTTTGAATTTGTAACATTGTATTTCCCAAATCACCAACCGCTTTTGAAAGGTTACTCAGTCCTTGTTGGTCTACACCATATGCAGCAGCGCTAGCAGTATTGGCAACATTACCATTAACTGTATTTAGTTTTTGTTCACCCTCATAACTGACTAGCTTCATCTGTATCTCCTAACTTTACGAACAGTTACAATAGATCCCGGTCCTACGCCTTGTTGCATTCTTAGGTCATCGCCATTTTTCAAACCACTAATAGCATCGTAATCTGTATCACCACCATATACAGTTTTGTACTTATTAACACCTGCTCCAGCACCTGCATATTGTTGTTTTAAACCATACATGCTTGATGCAGTACTCAATATAGTACTTAACATTTGCAATCTCCCTTGCGTTTTCGCATTGGATGCAGCTGCTCTTGCACTACTAGCTTCATTGCGATAATTAACACCATTCAGATATTCATTGTAGATACTGTTATTTTTGTTAGTTTCCCAATTGTTAATATCCTTGTTGTATTCATCATAGCTACTAGCCATTAATTGTAATGGTGTACCACTCATGGACAACCCTGTAGCGCCTGCTTCTGCCGTATTCTGACCTGCAACTAACCGCATTTTATTGTCCATCTTATCCCGCTCTTGTAGTGCTTGATTGGCAATATCCTGTTGCTTCCTATCAGATATACGTGCGTTGGCTTCCGCTGCTTGTGCTTGTGCGTTATACATTGCAGTTTGTGCTTTAGTTTGTTGGTGTTGACCCCATAATTGCGTAACCATTTGACCTGCCATTAATGCAATAGGATTACACATTCGCATCCCCCTTTCTCAATGTAAATAGTTCCATTCCGTTGTGTGTAATATCAGAATGAATCACCGCCCCTAGTGATGTAAGCCATCGCTTGGAGCGGTGATTATCCTTATGTATGAAATTGAATAAACATTCATGAGTGGATAACCACTCTTTTATGATTGCGTTACTTCGTTTTAAAAATTCCTTTTGTAATTTCAAATTCGTATCTAGTATCTTATTTCCCAAGAAATAGATACAGTACATTCCATTGATTGGCTTTTTTGAAATACCATATACGGCTATTGGTGTATTATTCTCAATTACAATATGGTTTTCGTAATCATCGCTACATATATCTCTCACAAAATCATTTTTTCCATAATTTGGAAAATTTTGGTTCGCTATATTGACCTCTAAGGTGTCTATGGTCCTTAAGTTGATATATAAGTCATGAATTAATGAAGTGTGCCTTACAGGGCAAATATCAAAGTCCTGTAACATTTGGAAAACCACCGCCTATTTCTATCTCTCTTGTAACGCTTAAAAGGTTAAATGGATAAGGTTTTTCGTGCAAAATACATACAGATGCATCGGTTGAGTACACTCCATCGAATTTTGGCAATATACATACTTTATCGCCGCTATATAATTTGAGTGGCGGTAATGAAATATCATCCATATGGTTGAAGTTTCTTCCGATTTTGCCACCGAACGAATTTAAGATGTTCATCGATAATCTACTCATCGTTAACACACGGCCTTGCAACGTACCATCTTGTATTTGCATTTCGATGCTTGGAATACGTAATCGTGTAGTGTAGTTAATACCAACGGCTACGCTTTGTGCCTCACCATCGATATTAATAATTGCCGTAGGTGGTACTTCCTTAATTGGCCGTTCCCTACCATTAACCACAATTTGCACATCCTCACCAATCAGATGAGGTACTGTGATAGTGCTGATATTCTCTGTACTGGTTTGTCTAACATAACAATCCATGTATATGTTGTTATTATCCGCATTGTACATTGGCTCAAATCGTTCTATGCACATCACTGTACCGCTTTTGAAATCACGCTCAACGATTACATACAAACTGTCTTGTTCGCCCTCTGCCACACTCTCAGCGTATTTGTATTTGCCTTTGGTGGTGAAATGCGACCATGCATACACCTTTTGCTCAGGAATGTAAGTTAGACAATCGATATTGCCATCATCTGTAACGTAGTAAACGATACTATCTGGATCTTGTGCATAAGCGCTTGTGATAAAGTTACGATACTTTGTTAGATGCTTAACGAATAGAGTTAAGTCAGCCCCTGTGTAGTTATCGCTTTCGTAGGAATATCCTAAATCACGTACTACACACCCTCTAGCTTGCACATACACACATCTATTCCCTATATATTGTGGCTCACATTCAGATGCACCACGTTGGGTTTGTGTACGTAGATTGCAGTTAGTAGGTGTAATTGTCTTTGAACCATCTATAATCCATTCATTACCACTCGTCAAAATCAATAAATCATTAGCAGGTATCAAGTGCCTAATGTCATACATTTTGCGGTTAATTACTGGTAGTGTAATTGCACTATCGTCTGTAATCGTGCCGCCTACCTTTTCTACACCAAAGTTTGAATAATCGCCTGTGCGACTAAACCATATGTAATTAGGGTATTGAAAACTGGATGCTAGGATAAATCTATCTTGGTAAAAGGTACATACACGAGGGTAACCATTACCTTTACCCCATTGTCCAAATCTGAATTTAGAGGTTGCTTCATTTTCAACCACACCATTTAGCACATTAACTTTAACGTGCTTGCTATCTGTAAATTCTTTGATTTCGACTACACCATAGCTAACATGTGGCAAGAATGATAGGTCTACATTTACGCTACCACCTTTTAAATCAGATATAACTTTCAATTTAGCACTAGGTGTAACCTTGCCTGTATCTGTAACATTGTAGTCATCATTGGATGTGTACACCCTGTAATCTTTCCATGTAGTGCCATTGTCATTACTGATTTGGATTTTTACTGTACCATTCCATGTGCCATGCGTTGTAAATTTCCATGATAAATCCTCATCACTACTGAATTGTTCTACATTGTAATTGATATTGTTGTAATCCTCATAATACTTCACATGCGTGTGTTCGTGATCTTTATTCCATATATTTTTGTAACCTTTGATTACTTCACCAGTGTTGCTAGTAATAACCGATTTTATATAATGTTCAATCTGCATAACAGAACCAACCATATCAGCATTGAATACATCTTTTGTGGCGGTCAGTGTATCACCATTTAGAATTACAGTACTTTCTTTGTCAATGTTGACTTCGCCGTATGGTTGCTCAGATAGTTTGTATGTATCGAATCGCCAGTCTGTATCAGAATACCTAGATAGCGTTTTAACTGGATACTTGCCACTGCATATGAACATGACATCGCCACTTTGGATGCAGTTCAATTTATCAACCACATCACTTTCAAATGGTGTTTGTAATTCGATACCTGTATAGATACCATTTCTCCATACTCTGATGTACTGTTCGCCAATCTCAAGTAGAAATGATTTGTTCTTTTCTGCCGTAAACTCAAATAGCCGTGTAGACTTATCTTTATTTTTGACTTGCCCTATATACTCTGACCCTTGCCGTCTAGCCACCGCCCCATAAGGTCGAATTACTGCATTTTCTGCTAATAGCAACGCACTTTTGAATTGATCTAAATCAAACCGCCTAGATACATCTGGCGAAATCTCACCTGTTGTAAATGCAAGTTGTGAAATATACATTGGTTTCATGATTACCAACTCCTTGCTTTTACATAGTTAGAAATATATGGCATATCTTGCCTACGTTCTTTAGCACTCAAACTCTTGGCTTCTTGCGTTGCTGCTTGATAGAGTTTGTAGCATTGGTCGAATAAGCCACTGTTTCCAGTTAATGGCATAGCTAATTCTGCCCCCATTTTAGACTTCAAGGCCTGTACGAATACAGGGCTGAATACATCTATATCTTGCACATCGTACACGTAATCAATGTACGCAAGCGGTACATCACTCACGATATATTTTGTGTTATCGTCAAATGTAAAAACATCATATTCTTTTTGCCTATCCGTTCTAAATCGTTCCCCTTTAGGAATCACCCCAAGGATGCGGATACACTTTTCAGGATACGCATAAACAAATTCATAACCAGCTAGTTTATGCTCAGATAGTACACACTCTTCACGCTTACGTGCAAAATTCCATTCGTATTGAGATAGTAGCATCTTGCGTGTCGCATCATAGTGCAATCTGCATTGTCTAGCCGTTTCTGTTTCTTCGTCAAGGCCGTATATCCTACCGCCATTGATAAGACTAAGAGCCATATTACAAATATCAGTAGGTGTCATATTGCCCCCTTTGTAGTAAAAAAGAGGGATGCATACGCACCCCTCATTCTGTTATTCTGCAGGTTCTTCCGATTTCTTGCCTTTAGATTTAGTCTTTGGCTTTTCTTCGCCATCTTCGGTTTCTTCTGCGCCTACATCTTCAAACAAATCATTGAAGTAATCTTTATCGTATTCAGCTACTTCTTCTTTTGTAAGTTCTACTGTTTGTCCTTCTTCAATTAAACCCTTTGTATTGTGATACAAAGTTACTTTTGCAATGTATTCCATGTTACCCCCTATTTGCTAGTGATACCGCTAGTCAAGAATACAGAAATTGTGCCAGCCGTTGCATTGTTGACATTAGCACGTGTATAACGTTTAACACCATTTGCCAAGCGTACTTTATATTCGTATCCAGCTGGTGCATTGGCTGGTAATGTAATACCATGCAACAATACAGGGTTAGCAATGTTTTCTGTATCAGATGTGTACACATTAATCAATGCAGTACCAGTTAATGCTTTATCTACACGAACAACTAACCACAAGTTAGGGTCTGCATCACCGCTAGTAACCATAACATCGGAGCTGACATTGCCAGATAATTCACGTTTCCAATGGAATGTATTTAAAGTATCGATAATCATGTATTTTCTCCTCTCTACTATGCAGTAACACGTGCTTCTGTGGAAAGCAATGTATCAATTTTACGAACAGGAATACCATTAGCACGAGTAACCATTTTACCCATTTCCATATCTTCTGTGATAGTAGAGCCATGTACTTTGTTCTTTTGCAAGCGTAAGAATGTACGCAATTCTTGGTTCATATACCATACTGGTCTACATCCAGTTAAGCTATGCATTTTTTCTTCTGCACGGATCATTAAATTAATTAAGTTAGGGCCTGCGGAAATATCTTCTTTGATAGATTTCATATCGATATTAGCGATACGTACTACATAGCGCCAATCACGCACACACAAACCAATGTTTTGTTCAAAGTGAGTACGATATGCTTCAAACAAAGAGCCGTCAGGTTTAGTGATTGTAGTCTTACCTTTATCTTCTTGTTGTAAACCTGCCTCTGTACCACGTGGATAAATACCATGTACAGTAAGAGGGCCCCAACCTACGAGCCACATAGAGGCAAGGTTAGCAGTACCACCTGCATCAATAATATTTTTAGCGCTATCAGCTTTCTTAGGGTCTAATGTATTAAAACGTGCGGATAAACCAACAAACTTTTCAGGTGTACTTTCATCACCATAGAAAAGTGTACGTGCGATTTCTTGACCCATAGCCTCAACAAATGCAGCATCTTCTGTAGCACGGAATGCTACAGGGTCATTAGACAATTTAACCAACTTAGCATCTACTTCGGAGTAAGCCTCCAACATACCGCAAGTATCGGTAATTTGTTTTGTAGTAGATTTGCTAGGTTGTACACCGCCATAAAGCATGCGCCATGTAGCCTCAGGCAAGCCAGTACGTACTGTTGTTTTGTTATGTGTGCCATCATTACATTCAATCATTGTCATGTCTTGAATAATTTCGTTTGTTTGGTTCAATTGCTCAATGATTTGTGCAATTTTACCATTTGGATCCATACGAGTTTGTAAATCCAATAATGTAGGATTGTTAGTTCCAATTGTAGCCATTAATTAATCTCCTTTAATCTTTAAACATGGACGGATACATATTCCGTCTAATAGCTTCGTCAGATTGATTATTTGCAGGTCTGTTATTACCTGCGTTGCTATCTTCGCTTGCCATACCAGCAATATGTGCGAATAGTTGAATTACTTCTACACGATTACCCAAGCCATTTTCAGCTAGGATTTTACGGATATTAGGAATTGTCTTTTCTACCGCTTCAACACCTGCGGCCGCTTGGCTAACAGTAGTATCGAATTTGTTCCCTAATACCTCACGAGCGTTATCTGCGTAACCTTTGTATTGTGCATTGAGTGCTTCTTGCTTTTGGTTTTCATAGGCCGTTACAAGATTAGTAGCGTATTGATTGCCAAACTTAGCCATCTCTAATGCTTGCTCTTGCGTAGCACCTACACCATTAAGCATTTTTGAAAACTCATCTGCGATGGTTTGGTCAACTTCGCCACCCTCAAATGCAGTTGAGAAATCATATACAGTAGGTTCTGCAGGTTGGTCGGTGTTAGTATCACCGCCACCGCCTAAAATCGTACTTTGTTGGTCTTGTGTGTTCGTGTCCTGTGGTGTACCACCATTTGCACTATCCGTGTTATTGTTTGTGCCTTGTTCTAAATTTTCATCCATGGTTATTCACCTTTCTTTAATTCGTTCTCTTCAAGTGTTTTAAAATATTTCTGCATCTGAATATTTTCTATTTGTGCTAGGTGGTATTTCTTAACACCCTCTACACCATCGCCAATCTTTCCTAAATCGTTTTGTAATAAAATAGCAACAGCCCTCATTCCCTCGTTAAAGAATGTTGTACTGTTGCCTGTGAATGATTGGCTATTCAGTTTTGCTCGGTCAAGAATACGATAAAAAAACCACCTACCGAGTTCATCGCTCAGTACGTGGTTTAGCGCTTCAATATCACGCTCTCGCATATAATCTCTTTTTTGTTTCATCTAGTACCCCATTCCCATTAACTGTTGCATTACAGGGTTTCCATCATTTGCTGCATCAGTTGCTTGTTTTGCTGCACTAGCCATTTGAGGTGCTAATTGTGCCGCTTGCATCATTTGTGCTTGTTCCTCTTGTTCTTGTTGTGCCTGTTGCTGTTCTTCCATCTTAGCTTGATATTCGTCATTCGATACAATTACTTTTGCAGGTACACCGAGGTTAACACCATAATAATCCGCTGCTTCCTCAAAATTAAATTTTTGTAGGATATTAGGATTGCCCTGTGCTAATGACATAAGGAACGCAAAATACTGTTCGATTGAAGTTAATGAAGATACTTTCTGTGCCTGTGCCAATGGTGAAATGTACTCTATCTTGACATCTTGGCCGTTTAATTCTTCCGCTAATGCTTCATCGATTGGCGGAAACACACCTGCACGATCTAATATCGCATAGGTACGTTCGATAATCGGATTAAGAAATTCAGATAGTAGCCGTTCCACTACAGGCCCTAATTGTTGTAGCTTCTCTTGCGTGCGTTCCATGACTTCCCTTGCCGTCATTTGTCCATTGTCCATGTTATCCAGCATTAGGAATAAGTCAGCACTATATGCACGCTTAATACTGTCTTTAACTTCAATGATTTGTTGCATAATCCAATCAAGATTGATACCTACGTTAAAGATAGGTTCAACTTTACCGCCTGTATCGACTTCGGTTATACCGCCTGGAAATAGTGATACACTACCAATCACATCGGATGTTACGGCCATAGGTGGCTTTACACCTAACTCAATAGCGGTTAGTCGGTCTAGTTCCAACTTTTGCAACATCATCGCATCAGATTGTGCGAACCATGCACTACCTTTACCATAACCATTTAGATCATGTGTGGTGTGCCGTGCAATCGGAATAGGCCATTCTTCATAACCACTATGTCGCAAGATTTCATCATCCCTACTCCCCTCAACCCAGTAAATAGAGGAGTAAGGCATGTTCTTGTTACCTAGTTTTCCGTTGCGGTCTTTGTTCTCGCATACCAGCCAACAAACAGTATATACAGTTGCATTACCCTTGCCGTCATCGTATGCATTTTTAATCTTTTCGGTACAGTTATCATATCCAAACTCTTCCACGAGTTGGTCGCAAGTCATGTTGTACTTCCGCCCAAACGTGTTAACCTCACCATTAGCATTGCATTCTAATGCGTAAGTACCGATTGGATACGATGTGAAACGTACACCGACTTTACCATCAGGCATGATTGACATAGGTGCTTGTCCGAATGGCAACTCCATATAGACTTGGTGAACCACATTGTAGAAATTGGATTTTGCAAACACTGCATACAATATTTCTTCACGTTCATCTAATACTTTCGCTACATCGCTATTCGCCGCCATATCCGTATTTTCCATGGTTAGCTTAAACCATTTACGGCTAGGCGGTGTCATTCCACTCATTACACCACTAGCGAATATTTGACAACTTTCCCATGCAATACCAGTAAGGATTTTATCGGTATACAATTTCGATTGGTCTTGTTCACCATCGAACACACCAAGGAATGGCAACTGATAATCTCTAATCATCTTCCATTTCTCAACGTACTTTTGACGATTTGTGAACATCTGATTGAATTTAGCTTTTATTTTCTTGTAGTCTTTTGGCTTAGTTACAGGCTTTTCTGTTGGTTGCCTAGCAAGGCTTGATAAGATAGTACTCATATTAACCGCCTAATGTTGTTTTGCCTGTTGCTTGATTTAACGCACTAGCTAAAATTGTACTATCATAACCAGTTTTCTTACGCTTTTTATCGGTGAACCATTGTTCATCTTTCTTTTGCGTCATGTCATCAGTCTGTGCGACTGGTGCAGGTGCTGGTGTAGTAACACTTGGTGTCTTAGCTTTCATACACATTCACATTCCCCCTTTACCCAAATGGTTTGTACTCTGTATTAGCTACTCTTCTGTGATTGCCATTTACTTTTTTAGTGACCCTAAATGCAAAGGTCAAGGCTAATGCATCGCCTTTATTCGGTGATGGTAAGCCACGCTCTTTCATGTCCTTTTTGCTTTCAAGTTGTATTCGGCCGTTCTTATCGATGATCGCTTCTGGGCCTACCAAATCATCGTACAAGCCCTGTTCATTAGGAATTGAACCACCCTCTTTTAACCACTCTTTCATTTCGCCCCACATGTACGCTCTCATATTGAGATACATATTGTTAGGCGATGCACCACCAAATGCAACTAACCGCCATTTTCTACCCATTGACTTACCGATACTATAAATACCTGTTCCGTACCCTTGGTCAATGAATACCGCATCAGCTTTGTATTCATCTTCAAATTGTGCTATGAGGTTAGCCATTCGCATATCATCGTCATTCTTCTCAATCGTTGCCAAGCACTTCATGGAATAGCCATTACGCATCACGATTTCTAATGTATCGCCACCAGTCCATGCAGGGTCTACACCGATTATTACAGGTAGGTTGTTAAACTCCCCAACTCTGTACATTCGCTTTTGTGCTTCATCTACGATTGATGCGGATATGAATTGTGTATCCGATGCACTAGGGAATATCCCTCTTACACGCACTTTTACAAAGTCGCTATCCTCACCATGAATATCAACCCATTCTTGTAATTTCGCTTTGTTCGAGATTTTAACAGTACGGCTATCTATTTGGTAAGTAGTCCAGTAGGCTCTATGCTTTCTGAAACATTCTCTAAACCTACCACTATTCCGTGTAGGGTTTCCAAACACGCACCATATAATCTCGGTTTCCTTATCCGTTAAAGCACCCTCTGTTACTTCCCATATCTTATCGGAAATAGCGGATGCTTCATCAAATATGATAAGTATTCTGTTCCCTTGATTGTGCAAGCCTGCGAATGCTTCTGGATTGCTTTCGCTCCATGGAATAGCATCTATCCGCCATGTTTTTTCGTACTGCTTATCAGCACTAAACAATGCGGTTGCCGTGTAGGTAAATAGTTCCTTGCCTATGAACAGGTTGTACCACTTGTTTAACTCAGCCCAAGTCTTAGACTTTAACTGTGTATCAGTATTAGCGGTTACTACTCCCCTTGTATTCTCGTGCGTAGCAATAGCAAATAGAATTAAAATCGATGAAAATGCTGACTTACCAATACCATGACCAGATGCTACTGCAATTTGAATTGCTTTCGCCAACGATTTGCCCTTGCGTAGTTCTTCACCTATTTTCTTAAAGGTGTCAACTTGCCATTCATCAGGGCCGTCAAAACTTTCAAGCGGTGTTCCTTTTTCGCCCCAAGGGAATGCGAAATATACAAAGCCTAACGGATCATGCGTAAATGAACCCAACGCATCAATCAGTTGTGCCTTGTTGTACTTCATCTGATTTCACCCTTGCTTGTTTCATGCGGTCGGATATATCAATCTCTATTTCTGCATCAAGTTTTACCTTGTCAGTAAATAGCATGTGCCGTTTACCTAGCAACTCGGCTGCTTTAGTTCTATCTGCAATCGAGGTATCCAAACCAAATGCATCTTTTTCTTCGCCGTTCATAACCTTTGTTAGGTACTCCAACACTTCATCAGCAGTTGCGATTGTGTTTTTACTTCGCTTTTCCATTACGTCATCTATGTATTTACGCACCTTTACTTTTCTTAACAGTTGGCTTCCCTTACTTGATGCACTTTTCTCCGCATATCCAGCCTTGATAGCGCTCTGTGTCGCATTGGTAGTCTTGATATACTCATCTGCAAATATACGTTCTTTTTCTGTTAAGGTGTTAGCATCTGCCATATATCAATCACCACCTTTATATGTTCTAACTAAAAATAGCAGTACTTCATGTTGCTTAGTACTGCTATACTCACTTTCTTTCTTATAGAGTTGTCCTTGCTTGAACGTTTTCCCTTTCTTGTATTTATGAGGGAATGTCAGTTTGTATTCTTCCTCTGTGTACATTCGATTAACGATATACACCTTGCAAGGCTTATCAAACTTACTCCATGATTGCCTTACATCGACTACATACCGCCTACCATTCATTTGTAATGCTTTGAGTAGTTTCTTTATCGTTGGTTGATAATTCACATCAAGCACCACACAATACCGACTATAATCAATACACCGCACACAATGGCTAGGCAATCAATAATGCTCATTACGTTATCGTCTCTATGCTCAAACGCATATTTTGCTTTCGCTTGCAGGTCTTTGTTATCTAAATCTTGTGCAGCTTTTTTGAATAACGCTCTATTCTTAAAGAATTGTTTAATTGCTTTAATCATTTTAGTACTTCACCACCTTTCCGCTTTAGCTTCCCATTAGATCTAACACACAAACCACATGTACTTTTTCTTGCGTTCCCCTGTGTGATGTATGTTTGGCATAATCCGTCATACTCAATGACATTAGCCGTGCATTTCCCTTTCTTGTTGTTCAAGCATTTACTCTTACAACACAATATATCAGTCATCATTTCTCCCTTTTTTGATAACTTTATACAAAAAATGAGATATATCGCCGTGGATATACCTCATTATGTGATAGTTTTATTTATTTTTATTGTATATTCAAAACCAAAGTTATATAGTTGGCTATTCGCCAACACGAGTATATGAATTGTAATCATGGTTAGCTCACTCTGTCTAACTCTCGCACAATACTCGGTTCTTAATGGAACATATATAGCTTTAGTTTTCAGTATGCAATTGCACTCTCTAAACTAATACCGCCAGTTGTTTGTAGTATGTAACATTTTTTCGCTTAAGGTTTTATCTCATGAAACGTATAGTTGGTTGTTATTGCATAATTGGAAAGGATTATATGTGCGGTATTAGTTTACAAAATGCAATATAAGAGGTGCGGTACAGTTAGAAAATAATATAGATTGTAATGACTTAGAAACAATACTCGTTGATTTTCAAATACAAAATATAAAACCGCACCTCAATTGCTATTTAGTTTTTAGAATTGCTCATTGGCAACTCTTACACCTTATATCCTACTATATATTTTTAGCAATGGATACTGACATTTACTGACATTTACTGACATTTAATGTCATCTTTCTTGCCACCTCTAGGAACGCTTCATCCCTATATCGCATGGCTTGTCTTTCTTTAAAATGTTCCTCGTAAATTGCACATGCTTGTTGTGTAGTCATACCTAATAGGTATTCCGCTCTTAACATCTTAGCACCCTTAACTGCATCCAATTTATATAATAAATCCGTTGCATTGCCTTTATACTGTGTCAACTCATCAATTCGTCTACGTTGTTCCTTTTCTATGTCAATAAATCTTGCAACGCTATTTTCTAATCCACAAGGGACACCGCCACCACTTACCCTATCTTTTGAATAATCAAGGGCGCTGATCGTTGTTATATTACTTTGTAATTGCTTTATTTCCATTACCATTAACTCAAGGTCTTTATCTACTGTTTTTAATGGCTCTAGATATTCCTTAGCACTATTTATCAATCTCTTTTCTTCTTTTGATAATTCACTCAAACACTCACCCCCAATATAAACGCTAAACACATTACAATTAACCACAAGCCTAATATAACTGCGCTTTTAATTCCAAACTTTATATCAACAAAGTTTATCAATAAAAAAGTAACTATAGATGTAATACCGCTCACAAGTAATGTTTTAAGCATAATCTATTTATACCTCTGCTAGTTTTACAAAATTCCAATCGGTTGTATCGCCCTCATAATCAGCACTCCAAGATGTTGCACCACATAACCAAGCACACACTTTCCCATCTTTAAAATATGCAAAATGTCGTTTTTCCCATTCATCTTGTTCATACTGTTTAACTAATATAGGTGTATCAACAGCTACTTTTGACCAATCAACAATACCTAATTCTTCTGCAATATTCATTACCTCGCCACATTCTAAACTAGGTAACACGCTTTTCAACTCAATATGTTTATATATTTCACAAAGACCGATACTCCTAAAGAAACCATTAACTATAGTTGGTTCTCTTTGAGTTATATAAACATAGTCATCTAAACTACCAACTATATACCGCCACCCATCATCATATAACTTCTGTAGTACCCACTCTCTACCTTGTTTATCTGTGATCATACTCTACCCATTCTCCTTTATCTTCATTCCATTTGTACCATTCAACTTGTTTCAACTTTAGCATTGCTCCTTTGTGTAGTTCACCGATGCAAAATTCATCATCGCCACTTTCACAAGCCAGTTGTTTTAGAAATTCAAACGCACTTTCCCATGTATCATGCGGTGCTATGTAATAATCAGAATGTTCTGTATATCCGCTATAGCCTAACATACTAACCTCTTATGATAAGGCGGATATTTCACCGCCTATATCTATTCAATTAACACTTTAATTAAAATCACAAACCCAAATATCAAAGCTACTAGCGATACACCCATAATTGCGTTAAAGAATAACTCTTGTGCAAATTTAGTCGCTTTTTTCGTTTGTAGTTTTTCTACATTGCCTTTATATGATCCTATCGGTGTACACATTTATTTACCTGCTTTCAATTCTTCAACTTCTGCCACTAATTGATTTACCAACTCTTCAAGTTGTTTGATTTTTCCTTTATGGTTAGTTTCGTATTCACTACCTTTACCAAGTCTAAAGGATACACCTGCATTAATCATTTTGTTGGCCAATGTAGCACCCAAGCTAAACATTACATGCTCCGTTGGTGCATAGAACATTCCAAGTGCTACATCATTTGCGTTTTTGTAGTGGCCGTAACCTACTGCAAATGTTAATTTATCATCGGAATTGTAGCCTAGGTAGTGTAACGCACTTAGTGCAGCATTAGATGCACCAGCTTTTGCCACTTCATGCATCACGTTTGAGATTTGACCTACTGTATTACGTTCTAAATCCGTAATGCGTGTTTCGTGGTTATTAATTCTATCCGTATTATTTAAAATGGCTTGGCTATTTTGCCCTACACGCTCGTTTGTAGTGTTTAGAGTGTTATTAATCGTTGTAAATCCGTTATCCACCTTAGAGGTCAAATTAGAGATATTCATAGTATTGCGTGTAACTCGTTTGTCTAAACAGTTCACATCTTTTTGAAGTCTGGCAATGTGTGTTCCGTTTGTTTCAATTTCGTCATATGCTGCGAATAACTGACTGCCATTAACTGCATCTAAACTGCTAGGGTCTACACGGCCCGCACTTACATTATGCAGTTGTCGGTTGTAGTTACTAATTCCGCTGTATGTATCGCTTTTCTTACTGCCAAAGGATACTACGCTATTAGGACTTTCGCCTGCGAACACGTGAGTTACACCATTTAATACAACTTGTCGAACACCTACAGGGTTATCCGTTTGACTGTTTGTGCCAATCGCTACGGAATTTTGAATAGGTGCTGATGCATTGTTCCCAATGACTACCGCATCAATACCACGCACTACACTATGTGTACCTACTGCGATTGCACCTTGACTGTCTACAGTGTTGTTAGCACCCAACACCGACTGTTCTTTATTATTGCCTACATAGTTGTTGTACCCAATTACGCTTGCTTGGTCGGCTTCGATTGTTCCATTACCACCGCCAATTACAACGCTATCATTTCCTGTTACTTTATTATCACGGCCAATTGCGATTGTATTTGTACCTGTAACTACTGTATTTGCCCCTACAGCTACAGAATTATAACCGCTTACTACTGGTGCTTGTGTGTTAGGCTCTACAGGGCCTGTTACAACGCCACTTGCTAATACATTACCGCCAATTGTACCCATAATCATTGTTGCTAATACTAATTTATTCATGTTTGTTTTCTCCTTTTACTGTCTACTTTCTGTCTTTCTACTGTCTTTTCTGTCTATCTACTGTCTTTTTTATTTACCAGTACTACCATATCCACCATCGCCACGTTCTGTTTCGCTGAGTGTTCGTGCCTCTTCTACATCAACAACTGCGATTGGTACGATGATTAATTGTGCGATGCGATCACCTCTAGCTATTGTGTAATCGCTACAAGATATATTTTCATATGCGATGCTTAATTCTCCTCGATAATCTGCATCTATAACCCCTACGCTATTTGCACATCGTAGTGGTGTTTTGCTCATACTGCTTCTTGGTACTAATAACCCCATATGTCCTTTAGGTATTTCTACTGCTATCCCTAATGGTATTTTCTTTTGACTGTCAGCAGGTACTTTAATCTGAAAAGGGCAATATAAGTCTAATCCAGCTGCATCCTTACTACCTCTAGTCGGTAGTTGTGCATATTCATTTAATAGTTTGACTAACATTATTCCATTCTCCCCAATTCTTCGCTCTAACAACTCGATTGCTCGATATATTCAACTCATCCATAATTTGCCTGTTTGTTAAACCTTTCTTGCAACATTCAATGACTTTATCAATTAGTTTAAATTCATCTTGTATGCTTACTTTCTTAGGTAGTCCGCATCCTTTACCGCCTACAATCTTGATTGCTTCACTTGTATCAAGGTTTCCCCATACTACCGATGCGAGTGCTAACCAGTTTTTGCAGTTGTACGGAATACCATATGATGATGTATTAACATTCATCACTAAATCCACCTTTCTTGTACATCTTGAACCAATCATCCGCCCTCATGGTGATTAACCATTTAGCATTGTTCTTTCTATGTGCAACGATTGGCATCACGTTTTTATGTTCGCTATCGTGAATTGCTTGTGCCATTGCTTTGTCTATGTTTAATGCTTGTACACGCTTAACTTCGATGTGGATATTAGGTAGTCCAACACAATCGCTGGCATCACCTGTATTTCCACAATACTGTTGCGTTCTACGAACATCAAATCCATGTTCCTTGCATAGGTTTGCAAATTCACGTTCACCTCTTGCTCCTTTTTGTTTGCTATTTATTGGCATTCTTCATCACCAAAATCCACCAAGCATTCATTACACGCTTTTTGATACACATCAACATATGTTTCTTTCTTATCTCCATTATATGTAACTTCGATATACTCATTGATATGTACACCACTTATCAACGCTTTCCAGTTTTGTAATGTTTTAGAAAACCAAACTACGTACATATCCATTAGTGCTAATTCATTAGCGTTATAACTAAATTTAGTAATCAATACTGTTCTTGCTGCATTAATTGCTTTCTCTTGTAATTTGTACATATTTATCTCCTAACCTCTAGTCATTTACTGTACAGCCGTATTTCTTATTACGATTGCACTTTCTTATTCTCATTACGTTATCCCCTATGTATGCTGTAATGTCATTTCTCATTACTGCATTATCAAATTGTTGTTTCTTCTCTTTTTTATACGATTGGTAGGCGATGCATTTTCCATGACAGCCTACACTTCTGTATTCACATCCCTTACATGGTACTTTCATAACCTATATCCCTATTTGTCGATGTAATCACCAATACGATATGGTTTTGTTTCTTGTACAACCCAAGATTTGAGATCGTACCCATGACGTTTTTCCCACGCTTGGAATACTTTTGTTAGTTCTTCGCTTAATTCATCCATGTGTTCGTTTTTAACATCTTTCATGTAATCGTCTGACCATTCTTTGATTTCATCATCTAAATCGTAATCACACACATTCCAAATTACTCGTTCACCATCTATCTCAGGTACATATCGGTATGGATGACCGATTTCTATTGTTGTTTGCAACAATTCTTCTCGACTTAAAGCATCAAAATCACCATAGTTATATTCATTATCGACATAATCTAAGATGGCATCTTTAATACTGCCTTGTGGTTCACCTGCTATTTCGTCATCTACCCAGCAATATTTTGTTTTATCTTCAACTAACATTGTTACTTCCTTTCAATCAAGCATTACAGGGAATTTAACTTTTTCAATTTCCGCCCTAACTTCCAAAATATACAAGTACTTTCGCATCAATTTGGCTTGCTCTTTCAAGATTTCAATAGGACAAGTCGGTGTAAATTCCAATGTCATTGCATCATATTTAACTAACATTTTGTTTAATTTCCTATATCTGCATTTCAATTCAATGTATTCTTTTACAAATCTATCTTGATATGTTTCTTCTTTCATTTTTCACCTCTTAGAATGGAATGTTTTCGTTTGGGTTTGTGTTTTCAAAACTATCAAAGTTACTACCACTATCAAAATCGCTATCAAGCTTTCTACCAACAAAATCGGCTACTACTTCGGTAACATAGCGTTTCTGCCCATCTTGTGTATCGTATGACCGTGTTTGAATGCGTCCATTTACGAGTAATCGCTCCCCTTTCTTGCAATTACCAACCGCTTCGCCTGTCTTGCCCCATGCTACGCAATTGATAAAAGCAGTTTGTTCTTTTGTTTCGTTAGTTGTAGAGTCAATATAAGTATTCGTAGCAGCTACTGTGAAAGTCGCTACTGCTCTACCTGTTTTTGTAAAACGTAATTCAGGATCACGTGCTAGATTGCCTAGAATTTGTACACTATTCATTAAATTAACTTCCTTTCAATATTAATCTTGCCTTTGTATGTTCTTATCATGTCATGCATGCACTCAAACTCTTTTGCATTCGCTTTCATTAACATTGACATTTGCTCTGTTGCTTCCTGCTCAGTTTCCACATTGAGTGGTATTTCGATTAGGATTGCCATTTTGTGTTTTTTCTTCATTCCTAGTACTCACTTATATAATTTGTTTCTACGTTGCACTCATCAATACTCACATCGTAGCTAGGGTGAATGTGGCAATCGACTGTTGCCTCATCACGCATAATTTCAAGTAGGTTATCAATCTTTACCCTTGCTTGCTCCTCACTAGTTGCCAGTACTGTAAAACTAACATCGAATGATACATTCACGCTGGCTTCAAACTGTTTAATTCGTTCTTTCATCTATCCCCCTATTACTTGCCGTAGTAATGCTTTTCCCTTTTCAGAAATGTCAGTATTATCTAGTATTTCATTTAAATCTACTGGTTTTCGCTCCTCTTTGACTGTTTCAATTAAATGTCCATTCGGTAGCATTTTGATTTTTGCATTGCCTGCTTCTATTTGTTTTCGCTCTTCCTCTTTCTTCATCTTCATTTCTAAAAGCAATCCATCATTCTTGATTTCAGATGCTTTTTCATCGTTTTTGTTTTTCCTTTTTACTAATTCTTCATAGCATCGGACAAACTGAGACATACAAGCAGCACGATTATAATCACCACCCCAAGGATTAAATGCACTCCATATTGTTTGTGCTGCCTGTTTTATTATTCCGTCTAAATGTTTCAACCCATGCTCATAGCTATACAGTCTAACTGCATCTTCGACTACCCCATAGGCTTCTTGTGCAGTCATCATTTCTTCTTTTCCGTTGATGTAATTATCGAGTTCTTTATACTCACTCTCTATTTCTGCAAATGATGGTAAGAATTTACATTTACTCAACAGATTAAGCATGGCTCGTTGTAGAATTAATGGATCAGCATACGATAATTGATGTACATACAACTTGATTGTTTCTTTAGATGGGCTAGTGTTCCACCCTGTACTCAATATCAATAGTGCTTCCAGTATCTTCTGTTGATGGTTCATTTGATTGTTCATTTACACCCCCATATTCATTCATCAAATCTCGCATATCGTTTAATGTATCTTGCTTATTGTTTTTCTTTTTGATTGGTTTATCGTAACCATTACGTTCCCATGTTCTTACACATGCTTTCCAATCTTTCATAGAGTTTTTTCCTACTTTCCAGCCGTTGCTTTCGTAGTAGTCATAGAATTGTTCAGCGTTTACACTGTTATTACGTTCAAGACAATACTGTGTAATTTGAGATAGAGTAGGTTTTTCAAAACGCTTGCGTTTTGTTGTAGTGCTTTTTGCACTA